TGGTATGCAGAATAAGTCCCTAGTTTTTGCTAAAGGTTTGATTGCATCAGATGATAAAAAAGTTTTGATACGTGCTCAAAATGGTAAAACTGTTTTAGAGTATTTAAATTATTTAGTTAGTTGTATGTCTTCAGTTACAGACGGTTTAAGCATATTAAAAGGTAGTAAATATGTTTTAACATTTGATGATGATATAAAATCAGAATTTGGTGGACCATATTTTAAAGTTAGTAAAATATCTACGATGTTTAGGTCTTCTAGTTCATCTGATATTTATGAGGTGGATGTTAATTTTCCAGGTCAAAATAATGTGTTAGGTTTTTCATTAGATGACAATGAGGCTTATTCTATATTATATAATTATGCTGGAAAGGTAGATCAACCTGATTATGTTTACAAAATAGATAATAAAGGAGATCTACAGCAAGTTTATTCTCCTATATTATCAAATTCAAAAAAATATTTAGAGACTACTGAGTCAGATAAGACTTGGTGGACACAAGTAACTCAATACCCTATTTCTGGTAAATTAGTGATAAAAGGTTTATTAAGACCAGCAATTTTGATGACTTATGTTAAAATAAATGTATATTTTTATGGTAGAAAACATTTATCTTCTGGTTATTATATAATTACTAATCAAGTTGATAGTGTTGATGGAAATGGTTATAAAACTACATTAACTGTTACTAGAGTAAAAGGTGATGGTGAGGCAATAAACGTATGATAACTAAAGCAATAGTTGAAGAAGTAAAAGACGATGGTTTCACAATTAAGGTTAGAATACCAATCATAGATGCTGTAGAAGGAGCTAAAAACTCAACATCAAGCGATTTATTATCTGAAGCACCAATTTGTACAATATCTAATGTTTACAATACTGTAAATAAAGGTGATATTGTATTTGTTGGTTTTGAAGATAATGATATTGGTAAACCAATAGTGCTAGGATCATTATCTTTAAATAAAATGAAAGTAGATAATAGTACTAAAGCTGATATAGTTGCAAGAAGTTTAGATGTTTTAGGTAGAGTTACTTTACCAGAAAACACAACTATAGGGCGTATTACAAAAAAAGAAATTGCTTGTTTAGCTGGAGTTAAATCTGGTATACAATTCCAAATAGATAATTTAAAGAAAGAGATAGACACATTAAAAAATAAATAAAATTAAATGCATATTTAATTTAGTGTAATTTTTATATAAAAAATTAAGCTAAATATATTATATAAATTAAAGGAGAGTTAATGATGTATTCAATAGCTTTTCCAAATATGGTAGGAAATTCTAGCACAAATTTAGTGCAAGATAAAGCTGCAACTTTATCAAATACAAAGCTATTATTAATGTCAATGAATATGTCACTATTTGGTGATCCCGATTTTGGTACTAATTTACTTAGATTGATGTTTGAACAGAATAATATAGTTTTAAGAGATTTAGTTGTCGATGATATTTATACAGCTATTGCAGTTTATATACCACAAATAGTTGTAAATAGAAAAGATATAGTGGTTGTATCAGATGGCACAGATATTTTTGTATCATTTAAAGGAACAAATCAATTAGATTTTACAGTTGATACATATACTATAAATTTAACTAAAGACGAGGAATAGTGATGAGTGATTTTAATATAGCTAATAGTAGTTATACAAATAAAGATTTTAGAACAATATATCCAGAACTTCTCGATTTAGTAAAGAAGTTAAGCAATAAGTGGGATCCAACAATATCAAATGAGAGTGATCCAGGTGTTTTACTAATAAAGTTAAATGCGCTCATAGCAGATAAGTGCAACTATAATATAGATAAGAATGTATTAGAAACAATGCCACTATCTGTTACACAGTATGGTAATGCTAGACAGTTGTACGAATCACTAGGTTATAATATGAGCTGGTATAAATCAGCTACATTAAATATTGGTTTAAAGTATCATGAAGAAGATAATAATGTAGCACCAACTATCTTAGATGGTTTAATTGATATACCTCAATTCTCAATGGTTTCAGATGCTTCTGGTGAAATTATTTATACAATAGTGTCTAATACTATAACACCAATTGATATGAAATTGGATGTTGGTGGTACTGTGTTAAACGCTGTTGCTATTGAAGGTGTTGTAACAGATTATAGTGTAAATGGTAAAAACACAATAACTTTAGATAATTTAGATTCTAATAATAGAATTTATTTTAGTGAGACAAATATCGCTGAGAACGGTATATTTATTTCAAATGTTTTAGAAGTTGGTTACAACTTCAATGAGTGGTCTATAGTTGATAACTTAGAAGCAACTGCATTAGGCAATAAAGTTTATAAATTTGGTGTATTACCTAATTCTGATATGTGCTATATCGAGTTTCCTCAAGATATCGCAAATCTTATAGGTAGTGGCTTAGTTATTAAATATATTTTAAGTAATGGTCTAAGTGGAAATATTTCTGCTCAAACACTTGAAAAACCTTATACAACTATTTATGCAAAAGTAGTTGATAGTGAAGGTAATACTACAGATACAGATGTTTCTGAATATATTCTTGTACAAAATGTTGGTTCTTCTTTAAATGGTCGAGATCCAGAAACTATTGAAGACGCTTATAAAAATTATTTAAAAACAATAGGTGTATTTAATACTCTTGTTACATGTAAAGACTATGAATCAGCCATTTTAAATATTAAAGAAAGAGTTGATACAGCATATGACCATGTTGTATCAAATTGTATTGTATCAGATAGAAGTAATGACATAAACTTTGGTTTTGATGTTCAAACATTATCAGATTTAGGTGAATCAGTTGATAGAGTAGTTACAAGTGATGATGGTATAAATCCTAATATGACAGCTTATGATATTACACTATATCTATTAGATCCAATGAGTAATATTTATACAGAATCAACTTTTAATTATTCATTTAGACCTGATATATCGCTTGCTTCAGAAGTTATAGCAGAATTAGAAGATTATAAATCAGTTGAACACGATTATATATATGACCTTGAAAATAAAGCTGATAATTATATATTTGTTAATCAATTCGATATTGATTGTAGAATAGCTACATATAATAAATTAGCACTTTCTGAAGCTAATATATTAATAGATAATGTAAAAACAGCTATTTATAAAGCATTTAATGCTAGACAAATGAAGTTTGGTAAAGCAATTGATTTTGACGAATTATATAATACTATCCTAAATGCAGATGTTAGAATAAAGAATATAATTCTAGATGAACCAGATTATACAATATATAAAGTAGATTCATCTAATAATTATAGAGCTTTAAGTAAAGCTGATAAAATAGATATAACTGCTAAATCTGTATTAGCAGGTGCTTCTCAAATATTCAAGTTTGACGATAGATTTAAGTATGAGCTAAATAATAGAAGCGTTAAAGTTATAGATAATATTTATAAGTTAACTACTGAAGTAGAGTGTGAAGTTGATGTATCTAACGATTTAGATATTGTTGCTTCAGATAGAACTTATTATACTCTTAAAAATAATGAAGGAATTCAATTAATTGCACCAAATCTTGTAGATGTTACAGAGTACTCTACAGGTATTGATTACACATTTACTAAAGATGGTGTCACTGAAGATGCAGATGGTACAGAGAGAAGTTTTAGAATTAAAAATGAACTTCCTTATGCGTTGGCTGCTGATGAGGTGTTAAAATTAGAGTATGTTTCAAATGGTGCAAATGTTGTTAAAACATATACAGAAGGTACCATTGTTTATTTAACTGGTTTTGATAAAACATCAGATGGCTATGCAAATATAGTTAGTGGTTTAACTGACAATATGAGCACTTCTAAAACAATAATTATAAAAGAAGTAAATTCCACAAAAATTTATGTTGGTAATTCACAAGACGCTCACCCAGATTATTCTAGGTATTCAAATTTATTTGGTTATTGGATAACAAATAAAACATCATTAAATGCTTCTGGTGAGCTTTGTTATGATTTAGATTTTAAACCTATAGAACCAGTTTCAGGTGATCAAAGTGTTGATAAAATTTATACTAAAGTATTACAGCCTGGTGAATACTTTATTTACACAGATGATTTAAATATAAATAGTTTAATTATTTTAGGTTCAGGTACAAAGATAGATTTTAAACCTAAAACAAATATAATAAACAACAACTCTATACACATTCAAGTTCCAAAAATTGATAGTACTAGTGTACTTAATGATGGCAAGACAGCAATTGGTTCTCAAGGTTGGTATAAATTTAAAGTTGGTGATATGCTTGAGATTACTGAGATGCAAATAGTAAATCTTGGTAAAGAATCGCAAATTTGCTTAGTTACAACAAATGAATCAATTGGTGAAAAAATTATTGTTGATGATAAGTCAAAGAAATTTTTAAAAGTTGGTAATGACTGGTTAGCTTTAGATAAGATTGAGCAAATAGTTTATAAAAGCTCA